AGGCGGAACACAGATTACATTTACCACAGCACCTGCAAGTGGAGCATCAATCTTTATTGTAGAAATATCAGGTGCAGTCGGTGGACCGATGAACAGAGATTTAAATGGTGAAGAGTTAATCTTAGATGTCGATGGTGATTCAAGTATTCATGCGGATACAGATGATCAAATAGATTTTAAGACAGGTGGTACAGATAGATTAAAAGTTCAAAGCACATCAGGAAATAATGTAGTTGTATCAGATGGATTAACTTTATCAGATGGTAATATAACTTTTTCTGGTTCAGGACATGGAATACATTTAGGTGTCACATCTGCTACTGCAGCTAACCTTTTAGATGATTATGAAGAAGGTACTTTTGATTTTACTTTACAAGGCGGTGGAGGAAACCCGACTGTTTCTTATAATGAAAGAGCGGGAACTTACACAAAAATTGGTAATAGAGTTTATATTAATGGTGTTGTCTACCCATCTGCTATTAGTGGAGGAAGTGGTCAAGTTAGGTTTTCAGGACTACCTTTTACAACTGACCAAAAAGGAGTTGGTGCGGTAATTTTCGATAGAGTAAGAATTACAAATGCTAGTGCAGCTTATCCTACTACTGTAGCAGTAGTAGCAGAACAAGACACAACATATGTTACATTAAATGAAATGAATGACAATTCAGATGAGACTAGAGGAACTGTTAATATAGATGATTTAGCAAGTAATGCATACATAGCATTTTCATTACAGTATAGAACAGCAAGTTAAGGAGTAAACAATGGCAATAACAAAAGAAACAGTAATCGCTAAAATAGAAGTTGTAAGTGAATACAAAGCCGTGCAGGTTGCTACTGATACAGTTATCAAAGAAGATAATGTAGAAATTAGTAGAAGCAGACACAGGCATGTATTACATCCAGGAAACTTAGATGACAGCAATAATTTGGTTAATACTGATATTTCAGGTGAAGACGCAGAAGTACAAGCAGTAGCAAATGCTGTGTGGACTGATGCAGTTAAAACAGCTTGGAAAAATAAGTTAATAGCAGATAAGAGTTAATAAATGTTCGGCATATCCTCTTTTGCTGAATTTGCTTTTGGTGAATCCACTCATCAACCGGTAAATCTAGAGGGTATTCAAGCTACAATAAGCTTAGGTGATATCTCCGCTATTGAGGCTAACGCTGATGTTACTCCAGGAACTAATGTAAGTAACATCTCTATTGGTGATCTGACCTTTATAGGGGCAGCTAATGTCACTGTCAGTGGCAACGCAGTCACAACGAGCCTTGGTTCTATGACACCAAAGGCTGCTGCTGATGTGGTAGTCACGACCAACTTAGCGGGGACCGTGGCAGTGGGCTCTGTGACCATTGTAGCAAAAGCGGTGGTGGTTCCAGGCACTAACCTATTAACATCAACTCTTAACGGACCAGGTGTTGTCACTTGGAATGATGTTAACGTAAATGCAAGTCAAACATGGACAAACGTAGAAACATAATATAAATTTGGAGACACTATGGCATCAACATTTTCAACATCACAAAAATTTGAATTAATCACCACAGGTGAAAAAGCAGGTTTATGGGGAGCTACAACTAATACCAATCTACAATTAGTAGAAGAAGCCGTAGGTGGCTACTTATCTTTGAATGTGGCATCTTCAGATCAAACCTTAACGATTGATAACGGCTCTTCGTCCAATGGACGAAATATGATTATAAAATTTACAGGTACTTTAGCAGCTAATAGAACTGTCACTGTTCCTGATTCTATAGAAAAGATGTATTTAATAGAAGACGGCACATCGAGAAGTACAAGTGATTACACCTTAACTTTTAAAACAGCATCAGGCACTGGAGTGACAATGCCGGTGGCTTCAAAGATGGTTGTTTATTCTGATGGCACAAACATAGTTCAACTATCTGTTGAAAAAGGTTATCACTCTATAGATAGAAATTACACAGCCGTTAACAATGATCAATTGATTATAGATACGAGTGCCGCGGCTAGACAAGTAACACTACCAGCATCTCCTAGTGTAGGTAATGAAGTTACTTTTATAGATGCAAAAGCATCTTTTGGTTCGAACAACCTAACGATTGCAAGAAATGGTTCTAATATATTAAGTTCTGCGTCCAACTTGGTTGTGTCAGTAAACGGGACTGCTTTTACATTAGTTTTCTTAAACTCGACTCGTGGTTGGGCGTACAAAGATAAAATTTAAGGAGAGTAAATGGGTCTCATTACCTTAGACTTTCTACCAGGAATAGACAAACAAGACACCACCAAAGGTGCAGAACGTCGCTTCGTTGATTCTAACAATGTACGTTTTCGTTATGGTCTACCTGAAAAAGTTGGAGGGTGGTCATCTCTTTTACCAGATAAAATAGTTGGTGTTGTTAGATCACAGCACCCCTTTACAGATTTAGATGGCAACAGATACGTGGCCCTCGGAACGGATAAGTTTCTTTTATTGTACTTTGAAGGTCAACTTTTTGATATAACACCAATAAAAAGTTCTTTCACTTCTTCAACAATGGCTACAACAGATGAATCAACTTCTGTTACTATCACCACAAGTTCTGCTCATGGAGCAAACGCTGGGGATATAGTTCAATTAGATAGTGTCACTTTACCTAGCGGCACAGGTCTTAGTGCCTCTAACTTTGAAGATGTTAAGTTTCAAGTAATAACAGTTCCTAGTACGACAACTTTTACAATTACATCAACTGCGGCTGCTACAGCTACAGTTTCTACAGGTGGTTCTATAACTTGTAAATTTTATGAACCTGTTGGTCCAAGAGAACAAACCTATGGTTATGGGTGGGGTGTTGGTAATTGGGGCGGCACGATTGATCCTGCTACAGCAACAACAGTTAACGAAGCCTTAGATGCATCAGAAACAACAATCACATTAACAAGTGCTTCTGCTTTTCCTAGTTCAGGTACAATTTTAGTAGATTCAGAACTTATTACATACACCGGTAAATCTACAAATGATTTAACAGGGTGTACAAGAGGAGCTTCTGGGAGCACCGCAGCAACACATAGTGATGGTGCTACAGCTACTAACGCAACAGATTTTGGTGGATGGGGTGTGGCTGTCAAAGCTGATCAAGTAGAATTAGAACCAGGTTTATGGTCCTTAGACAACTTTGGTCAAGTATTAGTTGCAACAATCGCAAATGGTAAAACTTTTACATGGAACGCCGGAGCAACAACACCGACTGCAAACAGAGCGTCAACAAGCACTTCTAGTTTTTCTACTTCTAATAATCCGACAGCTTCTAGAGCTACTTTAATATCACCTACCACAAGACACTTAATTCACTTTGGAACAGAAACAACGATAGGAACAACTAGCACACAGGATGACATGTTTATTAGATTTGGTGATCAAGAAGATATCAATACTTTTATACCTTCAGCAATTAATGCAGCAGGTACACAAAGACTACAAGACGGAACTAAAATAGTTGGAGCTCTCAAAGCAAAAGAAACAATTTTAATATGGACTGATACAGCTTTGTATACCATGAAATTTATTGGTGCACCTTTTACCTTTGGTTTTGAGCAAGTGGGTACAAACTGTGGTTTGATAGGTAAGAATGCGGCTGTTGAAGTAGATGGTGTTGCTTACTGGATGAGTAATAATGGTTTTTTCTTGTTCGATGGTACCGTTAAGTCATTACCTTGTTCTGTTGAAGACTTTGTCTATGATGATATTGACTTAACCAAAGGACAACAAATTACAGCCGGTGTTAATAACCTTTTTACAGAAATTATTTGGTGGTATCCTGCATCAGGTCAAAGTTTTAACAATAAATTAGTTGCATATAATTATTTAGAATCTATGGGTTCACAAGTTCCTGGAGGTATTTGGTATACAAGCACAGAGGGACGTACTTCTTGGATGGATGCTAAATTATATCCAAAGCCTTACGCAACTTCTTATGGTTCTACTGATACCGGAACTTTTCCAACAATACAAGGAGTCACAGGATTAGGAGCTACTATTTATTTTGAACACGAAGTTGGTAATAACCAAATTAACACAGACGGATCGAGCACCGCGATTAGTTCTTTTGTACAATCTTATGACTTTGATTTAGAAGGACAAGGCACAGAAGGTGATAGGTTTTTATCTGTTCGTAGATTTGTACCTGATTTTAAAGTTTTACAAGGCACAGCTAAAGTAACGTTGGCCGTGAAACGTTTTCCGTCACAAGAAGATTCATCTACCGGGCTAAGTCCTTTCTCTATTACATCTGAAACAACTAAAAAAGATACAAGGGCTCGTGGTAGATATGTCAATATTAAAATAGAAAACGATGATATAGATCAAAGTTGGAGATTTGGAACTTTTAGTTTAGACGTGCAAGCAGATGGAGGCAGATAATGGCAAAAATAAATGTTAGAATACCAGAACCAAAAGAAGAATATGATACATCTAATCAAAAACAGATAAATAGATCTATAACAACTATTATAGAACAATTGAATTCTACGTTTTTAGATGAATTGAAACAGGAGCAAGAAAGATTTTCTTGGTTTATTAGTGGCTAATATATATAAAAACGCAAAGATAGATTTAACAACCACAAACAACACCGTTGTCTATACAGCTCCTAGTGGATCAAGAGCTATTATAAAATCTATTTTAGTTTCCGAAGATAGTAACAATGCAGATACTGTTACTTTAACAATTACAGACGCTGCGGACGCGGTATTTAGTTTATTTAAAGATAAAGCTATATCTGCAAAAGCAACAAACGAATTATTAACACAACCTTTGGTTCTTCTTGAAAGTGAAGTATTAAAGGCACAAGCTGCAACTGCCAATAGATTACATGTAGTTGTTTCTATACTAGAAATAAGCAGAGATTAAGGAGGTAAAAATGGTATCTTTTGTAGAAAAAGGCAAAACTGACGCGATAGTCAATGGTACAGTTATAAAAGACGTTGAAATAGAGACTGAAGTAACAGTCAAAAATCTTAAAACAAACGTCGAATATAAGTCTGACAAAGAAGCCGAGGACGATGTCAATAATCCAAGCACTGACACAAAACAAGAAGATATATCTAGAAGTGTCAATATAAAAGTGGCTAAATTACCAGATGTTTCATCTCAATCATAGGATGAACAGTTGATTTTTGAGTCAAAAAAAAGTAATGTATTTATGATAGATACTGGTAAATTATACGATATTACCGTAGCTTTCGGACTTTATAAGTCGTTTCCTCGCTATAAAGATCACA